TTATTCTTTAACTACATCTACATTATCCTATTCATTTTTTTAGTGATTGTATGGGTATACGGATATTTGAAAGAAAAGGTTGATTAGAATGCAAAGTATTGATAAGAAATACTATATTAATGTGGCGAAGTTAATGCAAATGACATTACCGAAACCACGCCGTAGACTGATGACTGGTGATGGTGAATTCCTACCTTTGGTGGTGGTGGATACTTGCGAATAGATCCATTACAAATATCATGCACATGTGGACATCACTTCCACCCAACATTCCTGATGAAATTAATCATGTTGTGTCGTGGAAGTTACACTTACAGATGTCCAAGATGTCAGGCAACTATGAAACTGGTGCTGATTCATCATGTGGTCAAGGTTGAACAGAAAAACGTTGATAAAAGGAAGTTGTGGAGAAATGGATAAAGGGTGGTTAAATGAGTGAACCAGAATATTATGCGAAAAACGGTTTAAGCCCATTAAAAGCATACAAGATGGGTTTAATATCCTATGAAGAATACATCGGCTTTATCAAAGGAAATATTATCAAATATGTTGTCCGATGTGATAAAAAAGGACAAGGTTTATCTGATGTTGATAAAGCGATTGATTATTTGGAGTTATTGAAAAAAGAGATGGGTGATGTGGAATGACTGAAAAACAATGGTATATCTTATGTTATTGTGATGATATAATCGAAGCAGAAAGCAAAGATGAAGCTTATAAAATATTCTGCAAAAAACACAATTTTGGAGTAGAAGATGCAGAATTTGTGAGTTATAGTGAGGTAGAAGAATGACTGAAAAACGATTTAGACCTAAAATACGATGGAAAGAACAGAATACTCCTATTATGAAAGGTCATATGCATATCAATGTATGGATACAGAATTATACTGCAAAATTACCAAAAATAAGAAAGTATATGATGTTTAATGTTCGTAGGAGATTTAATTTTAAATGTGTTGAGTTGGTGATTTAAAATGAAATGTTTAAAAAACTGTATTTTTATGATGAAAAGTCAAATCAGACCTGAATTGGCATATTGGTGTTTAATTTCAAAAGAAACTGTTAAATTGGGAGAAACTTGTCCATTTGAAAATGAAACAGTTACAACATTAAATATAAAAGCTAATTTCAATAAAAAACAAAAGGAGTTATAAGAATGACTGAAAATAAACGATTTACTTTTGAATATTCCAATTACCACCATTGTGGGGAAATTCATGATTGGAGTCGGAGTTATAATGCAGTTCTTGTGGCAGATTACCTTCAAAAATGGGAACTTGAGGAATGGTGTCAAGAGTTAAATAAGATAGTTGATGAAAATAATCAACTGCGAAAAGAGAATGAGCAGTTAAAAGCAGAAAACACGGAACTCAAAGCCAAAGTAGATGACAAAGAAGTTGCAGTAGAAGTGGAATGTGAAAAAACTAATGCAGAAAGTATTGGATTTGATTGATGAGAAAATCAAACTACATTCCCACAAACCAGTATCCGCATCAATCAGTCAACCAATGTCTGTAAACTTTGATGCGGATGTGGATAGATTAGCAAGATTGTCAGAATTAGAAGCATTAAAAGAGGAGTTAACAGAATGACTAATCAATTACAAAAAGACATAAAAACAGCTTTAAGCTGGAAAGCATTCATACCATACGAAAAAACAACACATCAAGACAACGAAGCATTCAAAAGACTTGAATGGTACATTAACAAAGACATTGATTTATACTGTAAAATGGAAATGCGAGCAATAATCAAAGAAGCATTACAAAATGAGAGAACCGAAATCGGAAAGAATGTATTAAAACAATTAATGAGGAATTTAGAATGATTGAATGGAAAATACAAGGAAGCAGAGTATACGGAAACGGACAAAGCTACAACTGCACAAACAAAATAACCGCAGAACAACTACACAACACACTAACCACATACGAAAAAACCGTAGAACTCAACAAAAACATCGAACAACAGTTTGACAAAATCACAAAACAAATAATACAAGTCAACATGACCTTGCAGATACTAAATGAGGAAGTAAAAACATTAGCTGGTGAGTTGAATGACCTTAAAGGAGGGAAATAATGAGTACCGCAATACAAACTAAATTTGGACCTGCAAAAATTGGAAAAAATGGATATTACTACATATCAGATAAATCTACCGGATTATACCTCAAATTACTTCACAGATTAGTATTTGAAGATTTTTATAAAATAAAACTCCCTTCAAATATAATAATCCATCATGAAGATGGAGACAAACTAAATAATGAAATATGGAATCTAATTCCAATGACAAGACAAGAACATAATGCTTTACATTCAAAAGGAGTGCCGATGCCAGAACATGTAAAAGAAATGATGAGTAAAATCCACAAAGGCAAAATTTTATCTGATGAAACCAAAGAAAAAATCTCCAATTCAAAAAAAGGAGTTAAATTGAAAGATACTGCAAACATGTCAAAAAATAAGAATTCCAGCGGATTTTTCAGAGTATCCACTAAACCATGCCCACAATGTAATCAAGGCTTTTCATGGGTATATCAATATTATGATGAAAATGGAAAGCAACAGGCAATTCATTCTGTAAATTTACTGAAATTAAAACAAAAAGTAATCAATAGCGGACAGGATTGGTTCGTTATTAATAATAGAAATGCTTTAAAAACCTGTGTAAAATATGATTATCTATTATCAGAGGTATGTTAAATGTTGGTGCAAATAGATTCAAGAGAAAAAGATAGAATACAATCCGCAAGTAGATATTACAAACAACAAGGATTAGAAGTGGAAGTCTGCGAATTAGAAATCGGCGACTATGTATTCGACCAAAAAGTCTGTTTTGAAATGAAATTAATTCCTGATTTCATAGCAAGTATTCAGGAAGGTAGAGTTTTCAATCAAGCAATCACTATGGCTGAAAATTATGACTGGTCATTTGTCATGTTACATGGCGACCTATACCAAAGAACCAAAGAAATCACCAAATCCAGAGACCACATACCAATGACAATCGAACAATACATAGGAAGCATCAGCAGTTTAAACCGTTACACTACTGTTCTGCAATGCTACAATCCGGCAATCGATGAAGCATACTTTACAATGATGAAACAAGCCGAAAAATGCTTGTTGAAAAGACCAATCGTTAAGAAATTCCCACGAAAAGACAAGAACGTTTGTTTTAACTATCTTGCCTACTGTGTCTATGGGATTTCCGGAAAAAAAGCACAGAAAATCGTTGATGAACTGGAACTGTCAACACTTGAAGATTTACTATACCTTGAACATGATAAACTCACCAGTGTCGAGGGTATAGGTGAGAAGTTAGCTGACAGAATTATTGACACGATCCAATCTGAAACTTATGAAATTTAATGTTAGAACCAAATATGGAACTGTAACTGAAAAAAACGGATGGTACTATGTTAGCAGTAATGAACATGGGCACAGGGGTAAAGCATTGCACCGTGTAATATTCGAAGATTATCACAGGTGCACTTTACTTCCTCAAGCTAACATACACCACAGGAATTTCAACAAACATGACAACCGAATTGAAAACCTGCAATTATTATCCGCAAGTGAACATCAAAAAATCCACAAAGCAATATACCGTCCAGGTGATGAACACCGAAAAGCAATTAGTAATGGTTTAAAGGGAAGAAAACTTGATATTTTACATCGTATAAATCTGAGAAGGTCTCAAAGGAGGAGGAAATGACAGATATAAAAAGATTAATGAATAAATACTATTCAACTGATGGGAAGAACATGACTGGAACTCCTAAGAGAAACAAATACGAGCAAACAAGCAAGGAATATAATAAAAGACAAAGGACCGAATACAACTTGAAGCTTCGACAATCAATATTATCTGAAATTTTAAATGAAATCCCTTTCCATATTACCGAAATACAAACACAGCAAATCCGTTACTGGATAACAATGTTCAATGAGGATTTCAAGAATTTCCACAGACAATCAAGCAACGAGACAATTTTATTAGCATTTATTTTTATCCAACAAAAACAAGTCAATAAACGAATAAATGTTGAACAGTACAGTATATCTAAAAAATACAATCTAACAACACCAATATTTGAAACAATCCAAAATGAATTAATATTCCAATTAATGAGAACAACACCATTACAATATAATCAAAAGAAAGTATTAGATAATAGTATACTCCAAAAGGGTAAAAGAGAATGAGTGTGACCAGTGATGAGAGATAATATTGTAAGCAAGGATAAAATGTCTGACAGATGGCTACATCCACGAATGTATTATATCATGGGCTTACAATCACATATACCAAATACATGCCCAGAATGCTCACATGAATTAAAAATTGATGACGAGCAAATATTCTGTCCGAAATGTGGATTAGTCACACAGGATTCAAGCGAATTCATCGCAGGCACGAAATATCACTTGCCACATGGGTTAAGGTTAGGTTAAATAAATTTTTATCGAATAGGGTTTAACATTTCGGATTCATGTTTTTTTCATCATTAGCGATTTTTTTGTTACACAATCATTTTATATCTCCACCTAACCTTTCACCACACTTTTTATAGTCAGCATGCAGGTTACTAGAATATTGGACTAATAAAAAAAGGATAAACTTTTGACTACGTCTGATCTTAATATAAATAACTTAGAATCCAATTAGTAAAAAAAGGAAACAAAAAAACTGGGTGCAATTCCCAGAACCTGCTACTTTTTCTTATGCTGTGGAGAACATGGCAATATATTTTTTTGAATAAAAAAAATTGTTTATACAAATTAAAAATCACTTCTCAAAAAAATCAATTGTGGTGCATTCATGTGTTTTGGGGTTCAAATCCCCACCGCAGCATTTCTATATAATTAAATCTATTTATTTAGGGGGAAATCAAGAATGGAAACAAATAACATCTCAACAATAGCAACTTTCGCAGCAATAATAATAACTGCAATTTTAGCATATTTTGGTTACACTGTTGACCAGGCACAATTAGCAACAGTACTGATGAGTGTAATCACATTAATAATTGCAATCTGGTCAAGTAAAAATCCAAATACATTAGAAGTATTGGGCAATAAACCACAACCAGTTGCATCAGAAGAAACCATCTTAAATGATGAATATGTAACTGGCGATGATGACGATGGCTGCTGAATACACTTGCATACATGAAGAACAAATCCGAGGTATCTCACGTAAAACTGCCGAACTAGAAGCAAGAGCAGACTACAAAGAACAATCAATCAAAGAATTGAAAACTGATATGAAAGAATTAAAAGATAGTGTAGATTCACTGGACACTACCATTAACAAATTCATAATTCAAAGTATAAAAGACGATAATGCATTAAAAGATTATATTACATCATTAGAAAACCGTGTAACCAGTTTAGAATCAAGACAAGATACTTTATATAAATTACTAATGGCAACTCCCGCAGTAATTGCAGTGATTGGAGTTATAGCTGCAGTATTAACTTATACTCATTAAAGAGGTAATGTTTTATGGATGTTGAAACTGTAAAAATATCTGAATTAATCAGTCCAGAATACAATCCAAGACACATAACACCAGACGCATTAGAAAGTCTCAAAAGAAGTCTTGATGAATTCGGATATGTAGCTCCAGTGATTGTTAACCGGTTTAATAATCATATACTTGCAGGAAATCAAAGAATCACTGCATTAAAAGAACTCGGCTATGATGAAGTTGAAGTTGTTTACACCAATATTGAAGATTTAAACCGTGAAAAAGCATTAAACATCAGATTAAACAACCTATCCGGTGACTGGGATATAGGCAAACTAGACACTATATTTCAAGATTTGGAATTAACCGGTTTTGATTTAACATTAACAGGATTCCAAACTGATAACCTCCAACCGTTCGCTGCGGTGGAACCTGAAACTAGTACTGGAATTCCTGAAAGTGAAACAATAACTTCAGATTTGAATACTGGATTAAAAACGGAATCCGACAATAACAATAATACATCAGAACAGGTAACAAAAGAACCTGAAAAAGACACATATGCTGGTGGACTAACAAACGATGACGTAACTGTAAAAATAGGAGATGTCTATATATTAGGCGATCACCGTTTAATGTGTGGAGATTCCAGTATTAAAGAAAATATAGACATACTAATTGATAAAGACAAAATAGATTTAATTTTAACTGACCCTCCATATGGAATTAATATTGTAAATACAAATGGCAAAATAGGGGGGGGCAAACCAGTCACAATACAACCGGTCAAGTCGGAGTCAGCGCACCAGTCTCCTTCAAACGAGAGAGAGAGAGCAATTGATAGGAACCGTGGGAGGCCCAGGCATTGTGCAAGCAAAACGGTATAAACCGATACTAAACGATGACAAACCATACGACCCAACAATCCTACTAGAACTAAACGTAAACAGTATAATATGGGGAGCAAACAATTTCGCTAGTAAACTACCCGACAGTCCAAAATGGTTAGTATGGTATAAAAAACCAATGGGCAAAGCAAATGATGATAATTTCAGTGATGTTGAACTAGCATGGACAAATATAAAAGGTAAAATGTGTAAAATGTACCCTTACTTATGGAGCGGATTACTCAGAGAAGGCAACAGAGACCTTGAATTAAAAGAAAGAGTACATCCAACACAAAAACCAGTAGGATTACTAATAAACATATTAAACGATTATAGCAACCCAAATGACAATATACTTGACTTATACGGAGGTTCAGGTTCCACACTAATCGCCTGTGAAGCTAGCAACCGAAACTGCTACATGATGGAACTAGACCCATACTACTGCCAAATAATAATCAACCGTTGGGAAACATTCACGGGCGGAAAAGCAGTAAAAATCAATTAAAACTTATTATTTTTTTTTAAATCATTTCATGTGAACTTATGTGAACTTATGTGAACTTTTAAAGGAGATTAAGATGTATGGAGGAACCAACATATGAATACGATTGGAGACATCCCATTGAAGTACCCAATCCCAATAACAAAAGTGGAGTATCTGTTGAAAATGGTTCCTTTAAATGGTTCCAGTACTGGTTAAATGATGGTTGTACTTATCAGCAAATAGCAGACAAATTCAACACTTCAAAAACTACAGTAGCTAATATAGCTAAGTTGTTTAAATGGAAAGAGCGTAAAAGAAACAAAGAAGACCACGACACCAGACAAAGAGAAAAACTCCAACAACAACGCTACCAAGAATTCATAGACAACGATTACAAAAACGCAAAAACTCAATTAGATGCACTATACACTTTAAGCCAAATCGCATTAATCTACCTCGGAGTACTACCAGACACTGGCAAACTGGAAATCCCAGAAGACATGACGGTGAAACAGGCAACTAAAATATTGCAAGACAACCCAAGAGCAATAAGACAAATGCAATCCCAAATACTCAGAGACCTAGAAAAACCTGAAAAAATCAACGACAAACAACAAATAGAATCCGAGAACATCAACACCAATCTAAACCTACCAGTTAAATCCACCGAAGAAATAGTGAATGAGCATGCAGATACATTTGAACGATTTATCGAAAGAAGAATGCGCACAACAAATGCGGAACCTGACTGATACAGTCTACAACAATCCTTACATACCGCATGACCCTTTCGACCAACAAGTAGATTTCCTCACATACTCGGCCGAAGAACTACTATATGGAGGAATGGCTGGTGGTGGAAAATCAGATGCATTATTAATGGCTGCCTTACAATATGTCGGCGAAGAATACTGCATACAATTAGAAGATGGAAGATGGCACAACCCATACTCTGCACTACTGTTAAGGCGAAGTTATCAGGATTTATCCCGTCCTGGTGCAATAATGGACAGGGCAAAAAAATGGTTAGATCCCTTTGTACAGGAAGGCATAGTGAAGTGGAATGGTGACACTAAAACATTTACATTCCCATCCGGTGCAACATTAACTTTCGGTTATCTCAGCCATGACAACGACCTTGACCAGTATCAAGGTGCAGAACTTCAATTTGTCGGGTTTGATGAATTAACCCAATTCACAGAAAAACAATACACTTACTTGCATTCAAGATTAAGGAAGCTGAAAAAATCAAATATTCCAATAAGGATGAGAGCCGGCACCAACCCTGGTGGTCGTGGACATGACTGGGTTAAAAAGAAATTCATACTCGGAGACGTTCCATTTATACCTTCAAGTTATCTTGACAATATTTATTTAGATACAGAAGAGTACACTAAATCCCTTGAAAAACTGGATGAGTTAACTAAAAGACAGTTAATGCATGGAGACTGGGATGCAGTAATTACAAAAGGATTGTTAATGAGTCTTGAAAGAGTTAACCAGAATGTTATCAGATTGGATGAAACTTTCAAGCCAGTATTCAGCACAATTGGAATTGACCCTGCTGGGAGCGGAACTGATAAATTCAGTGTTACTTGCTTGACTTATTTCACCAATGACAAACTAATGCTCACAGATATTATGGCAACACCTGACAACAGCATGATTGAAGAAGAGGTCAGGAACTTCATAATCCGAAACATGAAATACAATCCAGTAATGGTGAACTTTGAAAGAGAACCAGGAAGCCGAAGTGAAGATGCATTGAAGTATTGGGTGCAGATATTAGGCGATTTGATTAATCCGAATAGCATCATAGACACTCCGGCAAGCAATACTGGAAGCAAATATACAAGAGCAAGACCCCATGCAAATGCAGTGAAAGAAGATAAACTATTTTTTAATGAAGCATTACTCTCATATACTGTTGAAGAGTACAATCCACTCAACAGTTTATTCAACCAATATGTCTATGTTCATCCAAAAAAGGAAGTTATGAAAAATTATTCCAGTCCTGATGAACTCGACAGTTTAAGTTACGCATACATCGCAATGGACGATTTACTTACAAACCAAACCACCATAACAAGTGGTGGAAGAATAGGAGCATAAAATTTATGATTATTGAAGGAATTCCAGTCGACAGGAACATTGCAAAAATTGAAAAAAGCATTGCAGATAATCTCCGAAACAAAGGAGTATTCCAATCTGAAAACAAAGACACTGCGACCAACACCGTAGAATTACAACCACCAATCCCGATGAACGATTGTTTATTCATATTTGAAAACAGCAGTTATGTTGCAAAATGCAGCAGAATATTGGCGGCAGACATAATATACAATGACATAACATTAACACCAGACACAATAGACGAACCTGATGAGAAGTTAATCAATCAAGTCAAAACAATCAACCAATTCCTAATCGACAATACGGATGAAATGTACTATATGCTCGTTGATTATAATTATGCAGGATGGAGTGCAGTAGAATACGTCTGGAATAATACTCGTTTCAAACTAAAACAAATACCAATTCACACTTGCAAAATCATTAAAATTTCACTTCAAGGTTCGACATACTATCTCCTTAAACAACAAATCAATGCTACAACAAAATACTTTAAAATCATGGGCGAAGATTATCCTGACGAACTACAATATTTTGAAGGTAACAAACTCGGATACGCCAGTCTTTTAGGTGGAGACAATATCTATCAGTTTTTCAGTCTGCCGAAATGGGTGCAGGATTATAAAAAAATATTAACAGAAATTGCAATCACATCTGGAGATTACAAAACAATCAGCAACGGTAATATTTCCAGTGGAGTATTGAACATCAATCTCGAACCGCAAATTGCAAAACCTATAAAATACGATGCAGACGGAAATGTCATACAAGTGAAAGCAAGAGAAGAAGTAATCAAAGACGAACTGCAAGGTGCAAACGGAGGAACTGCCGTAATATTCACAGAATCCAACAGACCATTATCAATGGATTATGTCAGCTTAACAAATAACAATCAAAGTTACCTGATGGACATCTCGGAAAAATGTCAGCAATCAGTATTAAACGATTACAACATACCATTGGTCCGATTAATGATTAATACAGACAAAGAAAGCATGAACTCTGATAAAACTAAATCAATATGGGAAATATACACATTAAACCTAAAAAATGAAAACAAACCAGTTAAGCAATTCATCAGAGAATTAATCATGGAATTATACAGCATTCCAGTTAATGTAGATATATCTACACCAATATTCAGTAGCAGAAAAGAAATCGAAGTAGGATTAATCAGCCAAGCATGGAATGACGGAGCATTAACCTTAAAACAATTCATCACAGGATTAAGTGAATACTTAAACGCAATAGACATTCAAGAGTACGACTTCACAATCAATCCGGAAATATGGGATTATAGAAAACTGCCAGAACTCACCGGAGCTTTAAATGAAAATGATTTAGCCTTAATCGAAGAAGTAGAGGCGAAATTAAATGAGACTCACCAATAAGCATGACTATAAAAACTATCTTGCAAACAAAAGGATTGCAGTAATCCAAAAAGCAAGGCACAGGACATATACATTAATTCAATTCACAAACAACCGGCTGATTGATAAGAAAATAAGTGAATGGAATGATGAATATTCAAGTGACATTTATGATCCTTACAAAGAAGAAAATATCCAAGATGAAATTCATCATTATAACTTACTTGCATCTCAGAAAGACTTGCAAAGAATACTGTCACATTCCGTAGTGACAAGAACTCCGGAAATGGAAAGTGAAGCAAGAAAAGCAATAATGAATGTCAGCAATGATTTAAGTAAAATTGAAGCTGAAAGAATTGTTAAAAATTTAGATTATATAGAAAATGTATTGAATACTGCTGACGTCAATATTCAGAAATACAATGCTTTGATTGAAAAGCTCCCAAGGCAGACAAGTCGCAAAGCAGTCCTTGAAAAATGCATAACTGAAAATAAGGAACTGCCCGCAACAAGGAGACAGGCATGGTTGGAAATGAATCTTGAAAGAGGAGCATCATATAATAAAAAATACACTTACAAAGAATTAAATCAACTTTCAAGAGACCTTGAAAGATACAAGACCAATAGGTTTGATTATGAAACTGCAATAATGGAAAACAGACAAGCCAACAGAGAAGGTTACGAAAATCCAAATCAGACAAAGACATGGATATGGTCAACACTTGAAAAAACAAGACATGAAGAAATGGACGGCGAAACCATCCCTTTAACTTCAAAATTCGAAGTCACTAATTCACAGACAGGAGATGTAGATTACTTGCTGTTCCCTGGTGACGTCACTAATGACCATAATAATTGCAGTAATATCTGTAATTGCCAATGCAGTTTTGAAATCAACCAATAAATTTCACTTTTTTTAATTAACCATAAACGGAGGCATTATAGGTGGTTTTATTATGTAAACAAAAAGCATTATATGTTAAATGCTGTATTATCCCAAATGGAGTTACTGACTCGCAAGGGGACACATTGTACAGTGAAGATATTAAGAAAATATTCACATCTTTCAACAATCAAGATAATTTCGAGATTTATCATAATGACATTCCGATACAGGAAGTTTCATTGCTCGAGAATTATATCTCAACTACTGATGAAAGCATTGGCACAGCCGTAGTGCCTGCTGGAAGTTGGAATGCGATAATCCGAGTTGACAATCCAGAAATACAAGAAGGATTGTTGACTGGTGAATTTAAAGGTGTTAGCCTGAATAATCGTATTGCTGACAAATGTAAAGCAAATCTGCACGGAACTATCAGATACCAAGATGTTCCTGATGCAGAATGTGTAATCCCGTTATTAATCAGTTTCGTCGAAGGTGGAGCTAATGGTTACGGATTGCATGTTATGGATTATCCGGCTTACATTAAAAAAAGCAATACTAATTCAAAAAAAGGAGTATTAAATATGGAATTTAGAGAATTCTTAGATGGTCTCAAAGTCTTAATTAAGAAAGCAGAAGACACACCTGATAAAGAAGAAGAACCTGCTATCTTAAAAGAAGACAATGTAGACCCAACCGAAGAAACCGTTGAACCGGTTAAAGATAAAGAACCAGTAGAAAAACCTGCTGATGAAAAAGAAGAAGAAGCTGAAATCAAAAAAGAAGATTCAGACCTTGAAGGTAGAGTTGCAAAAATCGAAGAGCAACTTGCAGAATTAATCGAAGCGAAAAAGGATGAAGAAGTCGTTGAAGAAGCTGACGAATCAGTAGAAACTGACGAAGCCGAAACCGAAGACAGTCCTAAAATCACCAAATCAGAAAAAGTGATTGTGGAAACCGCACCAGTGCAAAATAATAATTATTATGAAGTCACTGGCAGAGACCCAGTCACCGGAATCAAAATTCGCTAAATCAAATTAATCATTTCATGGAGGAATAATACTTATGATAACCAAAGCAGATATTGCACAAAGAAATACTCCAGTTATTGTAAAATGGGACAAACCATTAACCAATAACGGAGCAGTAACCGAAGGAGTAATTGCTGGACAAGCAACTGAATTCATCCCAAGAATCGAAGCAGAATCCAGATTGCTCGGAAGATTAAGATACATTGAAATGAATGGTGAAACCCAAGACATCCAAGCATTAAGAGTAAGGCCAAAACTCAAAAACATGGATAAAATCAGTGGAGCATCAGCAGGAGCACAATTAGATGACATAACAACTTTAACCGAAGTTGCACCTGAAATCTTAAAACCTGCATTGGAAGCTCAAGCTTTCACAGCATACACTAAAATTCCAAAAACATTCATGGAAACCAATATCGAAAAAGAAAATTTCGTTGCTAAATACGAATCATTACTTGCACCAGGTTGTGCGTTCAGTGCAGAACAAATTGCAATATTCGGTAAAAAAACCGATGCAACCGAAGATGGTCTTTTAGCATTATCTGGTTTACTTGACCAGTTAGATGCAGTGAAAACCGCATACAATACAGCACACGCAACCAATCCAAAACACCCTATGGGTGAATTTACAACAATCCATGCTGGTGAAGGTTATGACATTTTATCTCAATTAAATGCAATGTTAAACCAGTTCACTTACCAGAGAGGTAAAAGAAGACTTGCAGATTTCTATGTTTCCAGTAAAATGGAATCTAAAATAATTGAAGCATTAGGTGTTCGTGAAACTGAAAGAGGAGACAAATTAGTCTTTGATGATGAAGGAAACGCTACTTACAGAGGACGTAAAATCATTCAATTAGATGCATTAGATGACCCTGAAAACAGTTACGGCGATGTAATTATCTTAATGAATTCCGACAGCGTAGGATACGGACCAGTTCTTGAAGCAGATTCTGAATCTCAATACTACGTTCATATGAAATCCTACTTAACCAGTGTTGACTGGATGTTCGATGTAGGAATTATCTTCCCAGAAGATGTTTTATACGCTGATGTTGACTACACTGCAAAGGAGTAAATTCTGCTTCCAATAACGACAGTAACGAAGCAGAAACAACTGAAACTGTCGATATTGCAGTTACTGTAACAGATGGAACAGGCCCTGTTGAAGGAGCAATGGTCACCATCGGTGGCAAATCATGTGCTAACGGAACAGGGAGCAGTGGAGGATGTACTGTTGGAAATGTCGCAATCGGAACAGACGTTGCAATCACAGTAACATGCGACGGATATGCTGATTATTCAGACACAGCAAACATCACTTCCGAAACAACCACTCTGTCAATCACTTTAACTGCTGATGGAGGATAATTTCCTCCCTTTTATCATTTTTTTTACAACACAACATGGAGGGAATCGTATTGATAAACGTAGAATATGATGAAAACATCCGAAATATGATTCTTGCAAATCTGGATGGATGGAGAATAGCTGATAATGCTGAAACTGATGAAACTGACGAGAGTATTTCACCATACATGACCGTTGACGAAGCAACAGAAAAAGCCAATAAGACAATAACTAATGATGAATGTCAACTATTTTATGAAGAAGCATTAGACCTTGCATATTCATATACTAACCGTTTAAACATTGATGATTTATCCGACGTCTCCGGCAGAATATTCCTACGAGCAGTCTGCAAATGGACTGCAAGCAATTTATGGAACAAATATAACATCCGTGTTAACAATGAAGACATGGAAGACACATATATCCAATCCTACGGAGGATTGCTCTATAAATCAGCAATGAATACATTAAGACAGTTTATTAATCAAAGAATCTCAAACTTAACAGACACTAATAATGATAACGATGTATGGATAGTGTAATAAAATGTTCATTCCTGAAATAACAACAAGAGTTTCAGTGACAACAGATACAAGCGAATTGGACGATACAATTTCCAAATTCGAAGACGACCATGTCCTGTCAATATTCAGTGAAGTTTTAGAAGAGAAAAAATCAGAACTGCAAAACCTTGAAGAGCCATTGGCAGATGCAGTTGCAACCCAACTGTCAAGTTTTCAGGAAATGATTATTTCATCGAAACATTACATTACTGGAATGATGGCGAACAGTGTTGATATTTTCCATGATGGAAAAGACCGGCTCGTTGGAAACACTGCATCAACAGTTACTGGATTTCCATATCCATTAGCAATTGAAAAAGGTACTCAAAGCCATTGGGTAGCACCCGTTACTTTCAGTGCCTTACATTGGGTTGATGGTGGAACTGATTATTTCAGTAAAGGACATATGGTTTCAGGCATTCAAGCTGATCCTTATGTCGAACCATCGATTGATGACACGATCTATCTTATCGATTCTATTTTTGAAAGTTTATAATGGAGGTTAATTTTTATGACTGATGTCGATACAGACATGACAAGCGATTTCCTTATCTATAACATCCTCAAATCCTCAAAGGATGAATTCATCAACAAATGCAATGTAAAATTCATCGACAAATCTGTCCCTGCACAGGAAGACGATACAATTTATGTTGCAAATGTTGATTTGGAAGCAACTCAGGAAACTTATGATGATTACCATTATCGTGCTTTGGTCAATATTTATGTGAAAACCAAAGACACAAACTATGTTAGTGGTTCGAGGTTTCTTAGAACAGTTGTTAAACATATCAAAAACGAATTAAAGCAGAACGATGAATGCACTGCAAGATACATTAAATTCCGCAATACTACTTATGAGTATGGTAGCGGATACACATTGAAAGGCTTGCATTTAC